CAGTATCACCACCTGGAAATATGCGGAATTGTTTATGTCGCCGCTTCCAAGCGGGGCCAGCGTGCAATTTTGGTATCGGGTGGACAAAACAGGAAGTTTCATTCAAGCATATACGGCAGACGGAAGCACCAGCTTTTCAACCGCAAGTGGAGACAAGGTTGTTTTCAGGATAGGTGTGGATGGGGAGATATTTGAACCTAAGATTGTTTTAGTTCCCACTGTAAATAGTAGTCCCGAAGTGTTTAGGTGCAGGATATTTTTTGAATAATATGGCCGAAGAGAAAGTCTACCATCCAACAGAAATAGCTGATAATCCCTTTCCAGGCCAAGAGGGAGCAATTGGAACAGACACTTTGGCTGGAGTGGGTGGCCAAGTTGTCACGGCAGAAAAGATTAAAGATAATCCATTTCCGCAAAAGAGAGTGGCGGTTGAGTTGTTGTCTGTAACTTTTAATACAAAGACCAAAAAGATACTAGCAGAGTATAAATTTAGTCCATCGGGGGCAATTCAAATAGGGGAATTGGTAGCTGGTGTGTCAGGTGATTTAAGGATTTCTCCAGATGGAATAGTAGCTAGAGATTCTGCGGGGAATACTACTTTTGTTTTAGATGGTACTGATGGAAGTGCGGTGTTCAAAGGAGAAGTGCGGGCAGGAACATTTATCTCAGGATTAGTTATAGTGGGAGACAATAGTGTTGTAATAGATGGTGCAAATAGAAGGCAGGTTTTTTATGATGCTGATGGAGTCCCACAAATTATCATAGGGAACGCATAATGGCTCAAGTATTTAAAATAGCTCTCCCCGGGTATAACGCTCTTACTGACACTGATCCTAACCATTTCGCCCTATATGTGGATCAGTTAGTTGACTATGTTTTGATTAAAGAAAAATTGGCAGCTACTGTCTCAGTTACCTCTTCACTCACGATTGCCCATGGATTGAGTTATGTGCCATTTTGTTTAGTATTTTTTGAAATTTCAAGTGGAGTATGGAGAAAAACCATGGGCAATCCAGCCGATGGTATAGGGGGTAGCTTCACTATTGATTCTACCAATTTAACCCTTTACGGTACTGGAAATTGCTCCTATCGCATTTTTTATGATAACTTAACATGATACAAGTAGTAAAAGTAGCTAAAATAGGCAAAAGTGCAAATTCCACTGATCCCAACGACTACATTTTCCATTCCAATTACAACACTTTTAAAATAATTCTTGAAGGAACTAAGTCTGTGACGCTGGCTGCCTCGACTAATAACCAGTCCTTTACACAGAGTCATGGCCTAAGACCTACAATTCCAGTGGTGGCCGCTTTTGCCAAAAGATCTACCGTCAGTCAGGTTTTTGCACCTAACGGCGTGGATGTTGAGTCATTTGGAGTCCCAATAGGGTTTAGCGGTGATATCAGATTTAATTATGTTGCGGCCGATAATACTAACATTTTTTTTAATTTTAACAATGCGAAGGTATCAACGGTCGATGTTAGTATTAGATACTTTGTGTTAGAAAAAGTTTAGCTATGGCTACATTTACAAAACGGGTCCTGGCTAGTGTAGACGACGGTTACTATGCTGCTGGGTGGTTTAACAATACATCAACCTTTAGGTTTGGGAGATCTTTTGCGGGGACCGCAGTTATTGGAGCTGTCCGGTTTAATAACGTATCAATTCCTCAAGGGGCGACTATAACTTCAGCAAGTATTCAGCTCAGAGCAGAGAACACCGACAGTGATGTGGTTGAGTCAAGAATTTATGGTTTAAATGAAGACGATACTGCTGACTTTTCTTCCGATCCCACCGGAAGGCCGACCACGACTGCAACAGTGGAGTGGAATTTCAGTAGTGGAACCACTGTTAATACGGATTATACGTCTCCAGGTATAGCTTCAGTAGTTCAAGAGATTGTCAACAGAGCTGGCTGGGCATCTGGTAATGACATGGGTTTTTTGATTAATGGTGATGATGGTAGTGCTAACGACAAGATATTAGATTTTAAGGCATATGATGGAGATACCACCAATTGTGCTCTTTTGACCGTTGTATATGTAGGGGCTTCTCCATCTGCATCACTATCTCCTTCAGCATCCGCTAGTGGGTCCGCATCCGCATCAGCATCGAAATCTGCCAGCTTATCAGAGTCTCCATCTCCGTCTCCTGCTCTACCGTTTTTTGGCCTGAAAATAGCAAAGCCCGGTATAAACGTTTTGGAAACAGGTAACCCGACTGATTTGATTTTCAGTTCTGACTATGGCACCTTAAAGTACTTTACCAAACAGACAACGTCTTTCACCATAGACGCTAACAACGGGCAAATTGGAGGTTCGGCGACCTACACCCATAACCTCGGCTACTATCCATATGTAGAAGTACTTGTGTCGGTTTATATCGGTGCAGCAACTGGAATCTATGAACTTTGTCCCTTTGCCGGTGCTGGAGCCACCGTGCTTTATGATGCTACCTACAAGATTACTACTAGCCAGATAGTGCTTTACGGTCAAATTGACGGTGTTTCCAGCAGTGTATGGAATTACGACTTTATTATCTTTGTCTACAAAAACGACTTAAACCTTTCATAAGAAATAAAAAACAATTGTTGCCTTCCAATAGTTTGGTGTCTTAACCTTGTCTCATGGACTTATTCAGTGATTTAATCACGGGAGTACAAGACGACCTGACGGTGGGTAACGAATCTTCCCTGTTTCCTTTGGCACTTGTAAAAAGAGCTATCAATCGTGCCTACCGCAAATCAGCCAGCCTTTTTAGATGGCCGGAACTTGAAGATGCCAAAAAAACTTCTTCCGTAGCCAGCCAGGAGTATTACGACTTTCCTCAAACATGGCAAACCGATTCTATCTGGAGGCTCGAAATGGATAGCGATCAGTGGGGAGAAGACCCAGATGGCAGCCCCATGTCTTATGAGGATTATCTTCAGTGGCGGGCAGACGATGATAATGCCGACAGTACCGACAAAAAGTGGTCTGTTCAGTACCGCAGGTACTTTATCTATCCGGTTCCCACCACCAATGGGACTAACAATATAGTTGTATGGGGACAGAGAGTACCGGATGCTTTATCAAGCGATGGAGACGCAACCATTTTTTCCTACTCTATGCCGGAATGTAACGAGGCGATTGTATTGGAGGCGGTGGCTATCCTCAAAGCTAAAGGTGAAAACGAAAAAAGCTCCGGATTCAAGAGTGCCGAAGCCAAGCAGATTCTTGCAGTGGCTTGGGGTAAAATAAGGCAGAATCAGGCCAAGTATGAAAAAGTACAACCTTTCTTTGAGGTTGACGATATGTTTGGCCCCAGCAATGTTAAGCAGATCACGGGGAACTTTCAATAAATATGGCTAATTACGTCGTAAAACCGGGGGACACTCTCAGTAAAATAGGGGCGCAGTTCGGCGTACCTTACCAGCAAATTACAGGTTACAGATCGGGCAATCCCAACTTGATTTATGCCGGTGAGACACTAACCATTCCTGACAAGACGGGCGCTACCGCCCCGGTTCCTGCGCCACCGGCCATGCCAACGTCAACCCCTACGGCTCCACAGCCGACGCCAACTCCTACTGCTACTCCTGCACCCGCCCCTGCCGGTCAAGTTAATCCCAATGACGCCAATTCTATAAAAGCGGCATATCAAGGTTATGCCGGGTGGAACGATCCTAACGCCATAATTGCTGATTTCAAAGCGACTGGTGGTCAGGGCAAGGGTGGGCCAGTTAGTGCTCCCACGGGGACTCCGGGGGGCGCGGGAACTGCTTTTACCGGCTTAACCAATCAACCAACTATTGATCTGCCGAAGATTTATCAGAATCTGTATACCTCATCCGGAATTTCTGACAAAGAAGCTCAAATTACTCAAAAAGAAAAACAATATCTTGAAGCCAGGACCAAAATATCGGACAACCCATTCTTGTCGGCTTCAATGGTGGACAAAAGGCTGGCCAGGCTCCAGAATCTTTACAATACTGAAACCCTACCCTTAAAGAACGAGATTGCCATGAAAAAGGCAGACGTAGAAACGCAATTAAATCTCCAGATGAAGCAGTTTGATATAAATAGCCAACAGGCTCAATTAGCCATGAGCCAGTTTAATGCTCTTCTTGCCACTGGCGCGTACAATAATGCCAGTGGAGAAGATATAGCCAATATCACAAGGGCAACGGGATTAAGTAGCACTATAATTCAGTCGGCGATAGGGGCCACAAAAAAGAAGGGCGTTGAGGCGTATGCGGGGACAGTAGATGACGCTAGTGGCCAATGGGCATTTATAATTGACAAGAACACTGGCGCCTTAATTTCCAAAACGAAAATAGCGGAGGCAAAACCAAAAGAACCTACTGCTACAAATCAAAAGATTGCAGATGAACAACAAACCCAAAAAAATGCAGTTGGAGATATACAGAGAGGTGTAAGTTTGCGAGACATTGTTAATCACTATGGAATTGCTGGTGGCCTAGCTGTGGAAGATTTACTTAGAATTTACAATAGTTACTCTCCATATGGGGTGGCCACGGAATCGATGGAGGAAGTCAAAAGTGGAATTTTTTATGATTTACAATCAAAATCAAAAAAGTAAATATGTATGGTAATACAGCCAATTGGATCAACGACCATAATTTCTAAAACCTCTCAAGGGAGTAGGGTGATTCAGCCTCTTGTTAGTACGAGCCAACCAATATTACAAGGACGGGAAACTCCATCTTCAACGTCAACTCCGACCCCACTTTCAGGACTTGTCAAATTATCATCATCTGTTATCAAAAAAGTCCAATCCTATTTTCAGCCGGGAGCCAGAATAAATATTCCCTCTGTGGATTTTTCAGGAATTAAGCCCGAAATTGTTCGACCAAAAACTGACTTACTTGGACCAACTCCTTCGGTAGCGGGGGCATCGGCACAATTAACTCCGCAGGCAAAAAGATTAGCAACGGGCAGAATACAAAGTTATATAGAAAAAGTAAAACCCGGACTTAAAGAAGCTGTTATGTCCCCCATTGATCCGACAATTGGATTTTTTGGTGAGTATATTGCGGCTTTTAAGCGGGCTGAAGGAGATCAAACAGTCAAATTTGAACCCCAGACCACCAATCAGGCTATTGGAGTCGTTGCTCATAATTTTCTTAGAGACTTGACAGCGATGGAAGCTGGAGGCATTAACACTGCATTTATCAATGGTATGAAAACTTTAGACGCTGTGATTGGAGCTAGTCCCACATTAACTGCTATTAACAACATTCCGGATGCTGTTACCAAAAAGATTATGAAGGCTATCTCCCCCAAATTGGGATATCTGGAGAATTATTATGCCAAAAACAAACTCACTTTTGATGTGGTTCGTGAAGTGCAGGCAGGCCGGGGAACTCCGGAACAAATATCCGCAGTTAAAAAAGCAAATGCGCGTGGGTCACTACCGGAAATTGTCAGAGCAAGCAGAAAAATGGGGGTGAAGGAAAATTCAAAGATTTCCGAATTTGTCAGACAACTTGTGGGTGGAGTTAAAAAAGTATTTTCCGGCGTTGGAAAAGACAGAAGTGGAGTTAAATTATTTTCGGAGATAAAACCCGGAGAAAAAGTAGACCCAAGAATTTTGGAAACCGGGAAAGCGCCGGCAGCGCCACCGACAGAAGTCGGGGGGAGACTTGCAATTCCAATGGACAAGTCAAAATACACTGGTCTCAAGACAGCCTCGGTTGTTGTTAGACCTGACGGTACAGGTTCTATGTTTGTTGAGTTCAACAAAGAAGCGCAAGGGCAGGGACAGGGGACAGCTTTTGTAAAAGAAGCCGAGCAAAAACTTTTAGAAAAGGGAGTAAATAAAGTACAGATTCAATCTTTCAAAGAATCTTTAGGTTTTTGGGAAAAGTTAGGCTACAGAGAAACAGGAGTATCGACAGGTAGAGGGGACTTAGTAAATATGGAGAAAAGTTTAACCGTTCTCCCCCCTAGTGTTAAGCCAGTTATCCAGTCCCAAGAAGCCCCAGTTAAGCCGATAGGGGAGGGGATACCCAAAGAACTAGAATCTCTTGCCCAAGAAGCAAGGAAGTACAAGAGTGCGGAGGAGTTTGTAAAAGGAATTTCAAAAGACACTTATGCCCCAGAATATAGAAATCCTTTGGCTGATTATTACAGGAAGTCTGTTTATGAACCATTGTCACACGAGGCATATCAAAAAGGTGTTGGGTTTAGTACAAATCCAATTCAACTTGAAGGTAACTTAGATATGGTTTTGGAGAAAACCATTAGTAAAAACAAATTAGAAAATATGTCAGTTAAACAGAAGGCTGAAATGGTATTGGGTAAGAATTGGACTAAAAGGTATCTAGATTCGTTAAACAAGGGAGGAGTAATAGGTTTTGTTAAAGACTTCTACACCCAAGCTACTAAGGGAGTAGAAGCTAAACCCCAAGGCATCGAGATGCCACCCACCGCTAAAACAGCCGTTGTAGAGGCCCCAAGCGGGATAAAGGCAGTTGAAAAAGAATTGGCTGGTGAAGTTGAAAAAAGGATCGGTGAAATTGTTCCCCCCATAGGGCTCGGTATTAAGCGGGTTTTCAAACCAGCCATAAGTGATAAGGTAATAGGCTTAAAAAAACAAGTGAAGTTTAACGATCCAGAAATAGAAAGTCGGTACAAAAATGCAAAGGGAATAAATACACGGGGATATTATATGAAAAGAGTTAAAGATTTTGTACAAAATTTTTATCACCGGGCTACAAGAACTTATCCAGACTTGCCCAACAAACCGGAATTTGCGGAAGTGAAAATTATTCTTGGCAGAACCCAAAATGTGAGGTCAGTAGTTCAGGACAAAACCGCTAGAATCTTACAAGGTATCACCGCTGACATTGGCCCCAATAAATTAGACGTGTTTACCAGAAAAGTAATTTTGGACGATTTGGTACAGGAGGCAAAAGAAAAAAGAGCTTTGCCCTTGGGATATTCCGAATATGATGACGCCGGTAATTTAACTATCAAGGAAGAACTGTTAAATGTTGACAAGGAAAAGATTGATAAATTGGTATTTGCAAATCCAGACATTGCGGAAGCATTGGCTCGGAGAGACAAAATGTGGAAAGCAATTACAGATGAGTTGGTCGAGTACGATATTTTGAAAGAGGAACAAGTCAAAAAAGATTACTTTAGACATCAAATTTTGGAATATGTCAATGCAAAAAGCCGTGTGACTAAAGGGGTCGGCCCAGCTCTCAAACAGAGAAAGCCTGGTTATGCCAAACAAAGGCAGGGTTCTACTTATGATATAAATACAGACTATTTGCAAGCGGAATTTGAGGTTATGTCCCAAGCTCTGCACGATATTGAAATAGCAAAACTTTTAAAGAGAGTCGAGAGGCTTCCAATTAACATAAAATCTGATCTAGTAAAAAAGGCCAAAGAGGGAGAAGACTGGCACGATCTAATTCCGGAAGGATATGTAACATGGCAACCAAAAGACGGCAGAGTTTTTTATCAAGTCAACACAATTCCAGAAAGAATCGTTAATCAGTTTATTGATGACATCGGCGCCGGAGTCCTCAAAATAGACCAGGGTTTGATAAACAAGGCTCTTGCTGTCGGCGGAAAAAGAAAAGAACTTGTCTTGCCAGAGGAGGTTGCGAAAACTCTTGATAATTTATGGATAGCCAAGCAGCCAAATTGGGTAACAGATTCGACAAAAGCCTTAACGACTTTGTGGAAAAAATGGGTATTGTTCAACCCCCGCAGGGCTATCAAATATAACTACCAAAACTTTTTGGGAGATGCAGATGCGGTGTTTGCTGCAAATCCCGCTGTTTTCAAGAAAATGCCACAAGCGACCAAAGAACTTTATGCTGTTTTTAAGGAAGGTGCCCCCATGACAGATACAATGAAAGACTTTTTTGAAAGAGGAGGATTTTCCAGTATGCTTACTATTCAAGAAATCCCAGACATTAAGAATATAAGAATTTTTGAGAGACTTTATGAAAAAGCGGGGCGGGCGAAAACTCTGTCCCAAAAATTAAACATTGTTAAAGGATACTGGGACGGCGTGATTAAGTTTACACAGTTTAGGGAGAGTCAACTTCGGTACGCCGCCTACTTGGATTATGTCGAAAGGTTTACCTCTGGAAAGAATCTCAACTATGGGGCAAGCAATAGATTAGAAGTTGATGCTCTAGGCGACATTAAAGACAAGGCGGCAAAAGTTGCAACTGAATTACTGGGTGATTATGCCAACATTACAGCACTGGGTAAAGATTTACGAGAATCCGCAATCCCTTTCTATTCTTGGATGGAAATAAATATGAGACGTTATCCCGCCATTTTAAGAAATGCTTGGCAGGAAGGGGCTGGAAAGGGAATGGGAACTTCCGCAAAGGTATTGGGGTTAGGAACTATTAAGGGGGCATGGGCCACCTTGGGAACCCTACTTAGAATAATTGCGCTTACGGGGGGAGTAATGACTTACAACCAACTGTTTCATTCTGACGCTGAACAAGATTTGCTCGATTATGATCGAGGACGGATGCACATAAATTTGGGGTATGACAAAAATGGAGAGGTTTCCATCCTGCGTGGGCAGGGGGCGCTTTCTGATTTCTTGGAATGGTTTGGACTGGACGAAGCCCCTATTTTATGGAGAGAGTATTTTGAAGGAAAGGCTTCCTTGACAGACATTTTCGGGAAGATTCCTCTTGTAACTGGAAAGATTGGAATAAAACCCATTGTCTCCAAATTCATGGGAAGTATTACCCCCACCTATAAAATTCCTTTTGAAATCATAAGTGGCCGGAGCTGGCCGTTTCAGGGTACAGAGAGTTATCCCATTGAAGATAAGTGGAGAAAATTATTCCAGAACATTCAACTTGAAAATGAGTACGATTTCATATTTCAAAAACCATCGCGGGGCTATCTAAAATCGTGGGGGATGGCGGTTATCACTAAAACTAATCCGCAAGAAAACGCTTATCGCCACATTCAAAGTCAAAAGTATGCGTATCTTGAAACAAAGGGAAAAGGAGGATCCAGCAATTATTATAGCCCCAGAAGCATTGTCTATCGTGCGTACAAAAAGGCTCTGATATATGGTGACAAAAGGGCAGAAGAAAAGGCGTGGGACGAAATGAAAAAACTGGGAGTAAAGCCAGCCGATCTAAAAAAGTCATTAGAATGGACTGATCCTTTATCGGGATTAAGTAAAGAGGAAAAGAAAGAATTTGTTAATGAATATCTTAGCCAGTCTGATAGGGAGAGACTTAAAAAGGCAAATGAATACTACAAAAAAGTTTTTCTCAATCGTTAAAAAAATGAGTATTATTGTCCTAGCGGCCTATTTTGTTTTTGGTGTTATTTACAATGTGTGGAATATCTTTTCCAGGGTGTTTCCTTGCCCAGATGGTATTTGTTGAACAATTTGCTTATAAATAGATTTATCAAACATAATTAAAAACATGGCAACTAACTACGACTTACTAAAAGAAACTTATGTTATTGTCGGCCGGGTAGAAACCAAACTGGATAAAATTGATGGCCGGGTAAGCGACTTAGAAATCTGGCGGGCGGGAGTGAAAGGCCAAGTGGCAACTATTGCGGCAGTCTTTTCTATTGTAATTGGTGTCCCCATCGCATTGTTCACCGATTGGATAAGAAAAAAATTAAACACCTGATATAATAAAGGCAATGGCAATACGGTTGTCAGACATTTTTATAGGAAAATTTCCCCAAACGCAGGGCTTTGGAGAACGGCCAGAATATTACAAACAATTCGGACTTGCGGGACATGAAGGCGTAGATTTTGGAACCCCCAATGGTACACCCATAATTTCAGCCACCGACGGCGTGGTGGTTAGAGACATAGACGATCCTAAGTCCGGGGCCTATGGAATACATTGTGTGGTATGGGACAAAATTCAATCTTGTGCCACATGGTATTGTCATTTACAAGAAAACAAAGTCAATATAGGCCAAGTGGTTGTCAAAGGTCAACTTTTAGGATATTCAAACAACACGGGCAATTCCTCTGGTCCCCATTTACATTTCAATCTTTGTCGGACAAATGCCGCTGGAGCAAGAATAGACACCGATAATGGCTACAAGGGCTTTATCAACCCCAATGATGGCAGGATCGCCAGATGGAACATTACCAATCCTACTAAACCCACAGAGCCTAACGCCATCGTCACCCCCCCGCCTATTGTGCTTGCCAGCGACCAAACAAAAGTAGATTTGGGTTCCCTGGGGATAATGGAAGTTCAAGCCATCCGTTCCCTCATTACTGATTTACAAAAGAACATTCCCGTTTTTGAAGCCAAAGCCAAACAACTGGATGGATTTATCTCCAAGTGGGTGGAAGAACTAAAACTCCCCACAGGAAGCAATCTGGTGGAAATCGAAGCAGACTTGGCTCAATATCTTCCTATCCTCGACACCATGCAAAAGTATCGTGATGCCATCGAGGGGGTAGTAGGACCCAGGAATGGAGACAACGCCCTTTTACAAGCACTAGGCGACTTCAAGGGCGATTCTGACAAGGCCGTCAAAGACTTGGCGGACAGAATAACAGAACTCGAAAACAAACTCACTAATCGCAAGGTTCTATTTGTGTTGCCTCTATGGAAATTCTTATTAAAGATTTATCCAAACGAGAAATGAGGTGATTTTTATGATAGTCTCACAAAGATTTCAACTAATCAAACAAGACTTGATGGCATGGTTTCCTAAAGCGCTACTGTTTTTAGCACCAGCTCTAATTGCGGGTATTACTGCACTAGTCGCAAGTGTTCAGGGTCTAAATATAAACCCGATGTGGGTTGCCGTTATTGTCTGGGTTTTACAGCAAGCAACTGCATTATTAAAAGCGTATTTACAAGAATCAAAATACAAATGAAACCCCCATACCAAGGCTACCGAAAATCTAAAAATAGATGGAGGCTTTGGCTCGTTGACCTCGACCACACTCTTACGGATAGTAATTGCTTTACAGCAGAAGAGTGTTTGAAAGCTAAACCCATTCAAGTAATGATAGACAAGGTTAACCAGCTTGCTATTAGAGACTATGTAATTATTTACACCGCCAGACACGACGAACTTATTCCCACTACGCTCAAATGGTTAAGGAAAAACGATGTTCATTACCACGGCATAAGTAACAACAAGGTCCCCGGATTTTATATAGACGACCGCTCTCTTACTTTTAGCGAGTTTCTAAAGTTATGAGCCCAGACCGCATCAGGGATTGGAAACGGGCCTATGATCCAGATTATGACGTGGAAAATCCGGAATATCCTCAACGGATAGATTTGTCTTCCGCTCAAAAGAATTGGATTAAAAGAGCTTGGACATGGGCCTCTACTATCCTCTTGGGAATGTCGGAAGAGGTCTTGCCGGATGCGGTTTTCCGGTACAACGAAGAAAGGGGTATTCATTACGTTCCCGCTATTAAACCCGACCTCAATCATATCCGACCTGTAGGGGAAAGTTTGAGATTAGATGGCAATGATGGCTACAACGACCCCCGCAATGTCGTTCCTGTTAGCAGGAGAACCCATACAGGTTTAGGAGTACATGAGTCCGAAGCTGAAGACGAAACCATAATTCACCCTGATACTTATAGAGCCAGAAGCGGTTGGGGAGCTTGGTATCGGGGGGGACGAAAGGGTCCAAATCCCATGCAAGAACTCCACGAAGAAAGAAAAGGGAAAACCGAAAGGGGCGAGGGGTATCATGACACAGCTTATGATGAACATTTCGAGAAACTGACTGACCAAGTAGTCACCGTTTACACTGCTACCCATCCCAAAGACAAATGGCCCAAACATCCCAAAGAGAAAAAACCGAAAAATACCTGGGATCCCGTTCTGATGAGATGGAGAGAGGGGGAGTAAAATAATATAATGAAAGAAACACCACTTGGCATGAACAGAAGAACGGCTCTTAAATGGGGCTTGTTAGGATTGGAAACAATCGCTCTAGGAAAAAGCAATCGATTATTTTTCTGGAAATCGTTATAATTCGACTTTCAAAATAGAATCTTGATTAAAGTCTTTTTCTGCTCTAATCCTTTAGTCTTTGCTTTCTTCTCTACTGATGGTGATTTAGTCATGGTTTTTCTCCTGGTATCATCCATTTATTTGAGGTGTCTATCCAAACGGGATTTACTATTTCCTTTACTACGGTTTGTGGACTTCCCATTTTTAGTCCTAATTCAAAACCCGTAAGATAACAATATTCCCAATGTTTTCCTTTTGTCTTTGTAGGTAGTAATTGCTATACTGGGTCTGTTTACTTCACCCGCCAAGGTCGCACCGAGGCGGGGTCTTTGTTTAATGGATTTATTCTGTCCCTTGGGGTTTGTGAATTTGGACTCGCAATATTTCCCTTTTCTAGCTGTTTCGCACTCAATACAAACACACTCTCCTGGATGTGAATTGGGCCAGCGATCAACTTCGGAGACTATCTTAATTTTCTTCTTGCTTGTCATTTTCTTTCAAACTAGATAACTTTTGGAGGCGGTCAGGCCAAACTCCTTTATCTATCGCCTCCCAACTCATTGCTCCCCAAACTTCATCACTTGCATTCCGCCACTCCCTGACAACATCCTTCCCCCAACTGGTAGGGCGGGATTTTATCGCTCGGGAAAGAATTTTTATCCAATCTAACCGTGCCAAATCAAATCTAACCGCCCCCACCACTCGGTCTATTTCAGATTGAAGAAGATCATCTAGTTTGCTGATAGCAAGAGAGTATTCGTCTTTCATGTCTGCCGATATGAGCATACCATTCATAATTCTTGTATAAATTTCGGCCCAGCGAAGATTAGTCAAGAACAGATAATCTTTAATGATTTTCTCCCGCTTTCCGGCGTTTTGTTTTATATTATCAAAGGGAGTCTTGGGATTAGTTTTCATTTTATTTGTTGGGTTGGTCATATTTCTCCTTAAATAATTCTGGGTTTTCGTAGATATTACCGATAACTTCAAAATCCCACAGACTATCGACATTACAATTACAAACCCTCCCCAAAATATCACTAAAAAAACAGTCCCCAAACTCCATACTTACTAGAGACTTTCTTTCCATCAATTTGAAACTTGCATTGCACCACAAAACATCAAACTCACATTCCTTGTGTAAAACAATATCCCCCTCATATATCTCTTTACCGTTTTTATCTTTTAAGCCTGTGAATTGCATGAGTTCAAATTCTCCACTTGATTCTTTGGTATGATCTTGACGGAAAAATAACAGACCTTCACTTTCCTCGGTCAGAATTCCATAATTAGCAAACTCTGTCATTTCCTTATTCTTTTTATCCCAAGCTCTAAAGCGAATGCTACGCATTTTTAGCCTTTCTAGCCCTGATAGTTTCCCAGAGCTTATATCCATGTCCATCAAATTTTCTGTGGCAAGAAGTACATAATCTTTTCCAATCTGATAAGTCCCGCAAATAATGTTTACTTTTACTAGCCCATTCGTATTTCCTTTTTCTATAAGAGTGGCAAGTTACACAATATCTTGGTTCTCCTAAATATCTTTTGACCCAATCATGCAAAGCTCCATAACCAACAGCATCGCCCTTCCATATAGGATTTTCTTCACCAACCATACCTTTATGTCCTTTCTGGAATACACCAGAATTAGATTTTGACTTTGCTCTGTCGTATTGACCTCGTTTTGGATACCTTTTTATTTCTCTTGTTTTCATGTCTGTTTTTTGGTGGAAAGAAAATTAAAAGCGTCTTCTACTTTTTTTAGATCATCACTATTCAATGTCCAAACCCCAACACTATTGCCTTTTACTTGTAAGTGAAGATTAAGTGTACTAAATATCTCCTTCCGTATTTTCTTTGCCCATTTCTCTTTATTAGTAAGTTTCATTTTATTTCCTCCGCACGGACTTGGATAACTCCTTTTGAAAGGGGGAGAGAGATATCAATCCCACAGTCTTGACATTTTCTCCCCCCCTTAATTTTTAAGTTAATATATCGCTCGTGCCTTTTTTGTTTATCGTATGCCATGGCATTTTATTGAGCTGGCCCAGGGCTGATACCCGCGCTTGAGAAATAACTGATAACCAATGTCAATATTGTCGCGCCAATCAAGAAGCCGAGACATAGGTATCCCGTGTACTGGAGCAATTTGGAGTAATCCTCCATCCCCCGTTTTACTGATAACTGTGGGGCGAAAACTACTTTCGCAAGCGATGATTTTAAGTATCTTTTGACAGCTCCATTTGAATCTGGGGTCGCAGACATATCTTTTAATTTCTTCCACTTCTCTGCTTCTTTGGTTACCGGTCGCAGAAAGTTTGGGTCTACCCGGATTTTCTCTGGTGCCGTAGATTTGTAATGTTTGAGGGTAGGCATACTTTACTGATGAATCAGCCAAATAACCAGCATGAGCAGTAGCAACCCCAGCAAGAATCCCTGCACCAAGGCCGATAAGGATAAGTCCCAAAATTGTTTCATGTCGCATTTTTCCTTTCTTTTTCTTTGAAATACTCTGTCTTCATAAACTGCTGCCATTCCCATAGCTTTTTTGCGCTCAAAAAAGCCTCAAAACATTTATCTATATTATTAGCCGTCTTAAACTCAAACGATCCGTCCCGGCCGATCCGGATGATCCCCTGATGTTTGTATTTCTCTTGAGGGAACTCTTCCTGCCGGGCAATTCCATAAGAAGATAACTGAATAAAATATTCGTCATATATTCCAGTAGATGTTTTTATATCTCCCAAAAACAGTTCACCATTCACCTTGGCTACAAAATCCAGCGTCCCGCAATATCCATGAATTTTGGAGTATACCGGCTGTTCAGACAAAAGGAAATTTACTTTATGTTCTTCTTTCCAGGCCAAGAAATTATTGATGGAATCCCGCAACTGTTGGTTGATTGGCATTTCTGGGTTCTCACCTTTTATGTGTTTGCTGATCCACTCGTGTACCATGCTGCCAATATCGGCAGTCTCTTGCTTGCGTGTCATGTGAGCTTTTCTGGCTGTCGTAAAAAGACTGTTTAGTTGAATTTCGTCATAAGATACTCCTGGTTTGATATTCGCCACCAAATAGTCTACCGCTTGTCCGGCGGCCCAGTTAATAAGCGCCGGCTTATTTATAACCGACAAGACAGTAGTCACACTGGGAATCTTTTTGCCTTCTGGCAAAAGAGTGTAGACATGCCGGAAAGAATCGAACTCCAATTTAATCTTACCCTTATATAATTCAAGAAGAGTTTTAGCCATGTCTCTTATTTTTATAATTGTCAGTTAATTTGTGACAGTCTAAACAAAGAGTTACTCCATTATCCAAAATATAACGCAACCCTGGATGTTGAGACCAAGACTTAATATGATGGGCCTCTAGATAACATCCCCGATTACCACAAGTTTGACATGTCCAGTTATCCCTCTGAAAAATATTACTTAACCATTGTTTGTAATTTTTGTCACGAATATGTATATATCTTTTATATTTCTTTCGTCCAACCCTGTCATACCTTTTTATTTGAGCAGTAGACATTTTTTCAATAGCTTTTTTGGTTGGATGTTTTCCCTTGTGGGCGAGAACAGCCGCATCTCTAGTTTTTTGTGATGGAACTCGTCCTTTCATCACCACAGAAATTTTTGCACCAGCCATTTTATAGCTTTCCTCCGTGCGAAATCCGGAATGATTCCTTTGAAATCCTTGTTTACCTTTCATAAGTTTCTCCATTCTGGCCGCCATCCTGCCCGGTTGACGGCCAGCAAGCAGAATCCTATGCTTTGACCTTTTTGGCCACCGCTTTGTCCATTTCTGCCTCAAAGTCCTCTCCGGAATCGACTACTGCCGGAGCGCTTTTCCTGACCGCTTCTTTACGGTTGGACGCAAACTCGCTGTCATCATACTTTTCGAGTTGCTTATCCGCTTTGGAAAATGACAAGATTTTGTTGCCGATACTGCCATCCTCGCGGTTCTTCTGTCCTACCAACAGGCACAACTGTTTACCCAAAAGGTCTGTTTCGTCGAAGACCTCTACCTCTGCTGGTTCAAGTTCGTGACCAAAGACCGCGGCTACCAGCTGGGTTAAATTGGTTGACTTCTTTGATCCGACAGGAGAAAACTTAGTGGTTGTTTGCAACCACAGTCTCCGTCCTCTTGCTGGAACTTCTATGTCACCTTCAGGAATCATCTTGTCGTTATTTAGCACAACGAAAGTAAACTTAACCTGATCTTGGGGATTCGAGGTTCCGTACTCTGTGCCGGTAAATGGTTTAGCCTCATATATTTCGGCAGTATATTTATCAGCAGGCAAAGCCTCAAAAACTCGTCCTTCACTCACTACATATTTTCCCATCAACTATTCACCTCCCCCCGCAAAGCTGTAAAGGTAATTAACAGCGTTGTTCATTACCGATAAGTCTTCCTTAAAATTTCCGATTGCGGAATTACAATGTCTGCATAATAATTTCCTTAATTGTCCACTCTGATGGTTATGGTCAACAAAAGCTCGGCTCTCGTCAGTCCTTTTAACATCCATTGATATTTCATGTAAACAAATAGCACATTGGCCATTCTGTTTTTTAAGCATATCTAGGAGAAAATCTATATTAACCCCATATGCTTTCTTATAGTGATATTCTTTATAAAGATTTTCGTGGGTCAGATAATGTTTTTTCTGTTTTTCAAGAATTAAATCACGATTCTTCAAATGATAAACTTTACCTAACTCCTTGAATTTGTCCTTGTGGGTTAAATAATATTCTCTTTTGTATTTAAGTATCTTGTCCCTGTTTACTAAATAGTATTCCTTTTTATGTTCAGCACATTTTAAGGAAGATTTTTTATAAATTCCTTTAATTTTTTCGGGATGGGCTACGCGGTATTTTTTATCATATTCTTTGAAATATTCTTTGTTAGCCATACGATATCTTTTTCTATATTCTTTCTCGTTAAACATTTTCTTCTCCTTCTTTATCCTCCATATGGGAATTTTCAAAAACGCCAGCCAGCCAACCTTCCAAGATAGCGCGGGAGACGCGGGGGCTTTGTTCACCAATGTTTCTGATTACAGGCAAAGGGTCTTGTTTCCTTTTAATCAACTCATATACTTTTTGCCTAGACACTTGTAAGTATCCGGCAACTTGCGTCACAGTCATCAATTCGTTAACCATAGCCTCATATTATCACAACTAAACTACTTGTCAAGCACCAACTAATACCCACTTGACAGGCTATTAAGATTAGAGTAATGTGGTCATACCATGTTAAATTCCAAGCCCCGATACATTGTCCACTCCGCATGGAACCGGTACACAAAAGACAACAATCTCTCCACGGCAAAGAAATTTCCCATTGAAAAAATGTACGAGGGAAGATTGAGACAGGTAGGCAAGGTGATGATGGGCCGTTGCCCCTTCCATGAAGAAAAGACCCCCAGCTTTGCTATCTATCCGGAAAATAACACCTGGTATTGCTTTGCTTGTTCATCCGGCGGTGATGCAGTTACATATTATATGAAGAAAACCGGAAGTAATTTTGCCCAGGCAGTGGAGGAATTATCAAGATGACAGCCGACCAATATTTCAAAGACCACGGCGTAAATCCGGACTATGCCAAATCCATGGGTCTGTCGTGGGACGACCAAGAGATACACATTCCCATCAAAGACGCCGAAGGCAATACTATATTCTCGAAGCACCGGAACCTCCATTACAGCAAAGACAATCCCGAATCAGCCAAGTACCGCTCCGATAGCGGTTCCCGCGCCGCTCTGTTTAATTATCACGTTGTCAAGGGCAGGCCCTATGTGGTGATCTGCGAGGGAGAAATCGACTCCGTGAGACTTAATCAGGAGGGCATACCCTCGGTGTCTTCAACAGGCGGGAGTCAAAAGTTCGACCAAGACTGGTCGACTCTATTGGAGTCAACGCAGACCTTTGTCTGCTACGACTCTGATTTCGCCGGCCAGTCTGGGGTCAAAAAAGTATTGGAGCTGCTGCCAGAAGCCAAAGTAATCCAGCTTCCAAACAAGTACAAAGACGTGTGCGACTTCTTTGTAGACGGCCACAACAAGGCGGATTTTATAGCCCTGATGCGCAAGGCGCTGACAAAAGAAGAATGGGAGAGAGTGAACCGCCCGGAGGATTATGCCCGGATTAGCGCTCAAGAACTGGCCAATATGATGTTTCCTCCAGAGCAATGGCTGGTGGACAAGATCATATATAAGGAAGGGTTTTGTTTTATATATGGCGCTGAAGGTACCGGCAAGAGTTTCATCACTCTTTCACTGGCCCAAGCCGTAGCCTCTGGCACCGACTGGTTGGGCCAATTCAAAGTCCCGCAAGCCGGCAAAGTGATGTTTATAGACAAAGAGAACCCCAAGCCCATGCTGGCCCGCAGACTCAAAGCGCTGGGAATGGATAGCCCGAACATTACTTGGATCAAGTACCCGGAGAAGTTGCAGTTGGTGGATGAGAAAGGCCAAGTGACCCCATTCGCTCAAGCCTTAGCCGATGATGTGGTCGCGGAAGGAATCCAAATGATAGTTATAGACAGTTTTGTAGACCTCATGGTCGGGAATGAGAATGCTGCCTCAGACACTCAAATGTTCTTTGATACCATGCGGGCGCTGTTTCCAAACGTGGCCATGGTAGTCATTCACCACGAGAACAAACCCAGCCAGGGAGTGTTTAGATCAGATAGTCAAAGGGCCAGAGGTTCCAGTAACATCAGCGCCCAGACTGTTACCCAGTTTAGGTTGGAAGCGGTAGCCAAAAGTAAAACCGATTTGACGCTCAAGCAAACTAAAGCCAGGGACGCCCAGAAGATAGATAAGTTTATGGTTCGGATGGTGGTAGCTACCAACGAAGATGGCGCTACTCAAGTAACGGGATTTGAGTATGTGGGGATAGTCGCTGGAGACATAGATGAGAAAACCGATGAAGCTCGAGCAACCATAGAAGAAATGTTGAGCGTAGAATCTCTCATTTCCCGAAAGGAGATTATAGAGTTATGTCAGAATAGAGGAATATCCGAAAGCACTGTCAGAAGAAGTCTGAAAAAAATGCTGGAGGATGAAATTATTGATGAGACAAGTGATCCGCAAAACAAAAGCAAAAAGAACTATTTTTTAATTAACGCCGTGAAAATTGAAGAGGATGGGGAGTAAACCCTGTTCATGGAGTCTGTTCATGAACACACTTTACAATATAGCTTATTATAGCCATAATTATAAAACAGTGTTCAAAAGCCTGTTCAAAATTCCTGTGTTATCTAAAAAAGTGTGTTCACTGTTCACTATGTAATAGTGAACACTCTTTTTGAACACACTTGTTTTCACGAATAATTTTATGAATGGTGAATTGTTAGAAATTAAATCCTTATTTAAGAAGCTGGCGTCCGCCAGTGTGTGGTGTCAGTCGCACCAGCAAACAGAGCAATCGCAGCTCTTGATTGAAAGCTACTGCGAAGCGCTGGAACGATTAGGAGTGTGGCGGCAGTTTGCGGAGGCGGTGTTCGTGTTTGGAATAAACAGTGAAGTAGCATACAGGGCGTGGAGAGGTTGAGGCTAATGCAGAGGTAGGAAGGGCAGGGGAACCACTGGAACCGCCGTTTACGGGGCTTACAGAGGGTGTATAATGGCTAAAGTTGGTATGAAAATGCCCCAAGCTGTTTATTCTAGTCTTAGTGAGATAACGAAACTACAAACTGATATAATGACTTTTGTGAATTCTTGGGCGAGGGAGAAAAAGACTCCCATCCCCCAAAAAGAAATAGTTGAATATATGATAATTGCAGAAGTAGGACAACCGACGACGTTGAATGCTTTGACTGGTTTGTTGCAGAAGGGTTATTTGAGGAAAGCTACGATGACGATATGCCCTTATTGTTCGTCATCGTTATCTAATAAGGCTTTTTATGTAGGATTGAGGACAGTATGAGTGAAGAAGTTAAGGACAAGGGATTGAGAGTCAGGAGCAGTGCGCCGTTTAAGTTGAAGGATAGACCGGGGCGGAACTTTATGCCTATTCATCTTTTAAAGAACTTTGGATTTGTGCCGGAGATTATTATAATTGAAAAGGTGCGGGGTGAGTCTAATCGTTTGATTGTTAGGGCGGTGCTGACGCCGGAGGAGATTAAAAAAGAGGATGTGGAGTTGGCAAAGCAGAAGAAGGAGAAAAAATGATTGTCTTGGCTATATTGTTTTTGGCTATTGGATATGTGTTCGGTGTGAAATTGTGTGATGAGTTATATAGAGATATGGAAGGAAAATAATGGCAGAAGAGGGGGTTATTGTTGTGCAATCCACACAGCAGTTAAGTAACAGGGATGAGCGGGGGAAGTTTAAGCCTGGTTTTTCTGGCAATCCCGGGGGGCGTCCCAAGGGTTTTTTAACTTCGATAATGTACGATATTTTGAAGAAAGACGGTAATCAGTCAGAAAATATCATAAAAAAATTATTAGAAATGGCCTTATCTGGTGATATTGCTGCGATTAAAGAGATACTTGATCGGATAGAGGGCAAGTCGGTGATGAAAGCTGAAGTTAAAACAGTGGACGCGCCAAAGTCTATTTTGGAAACCTATGTACCAACAAACGACAGCAACCAAGAAATTAAGGGCGTTGAGTAGGCGTATCCGGGGGGTTGGTGGGGGAACTTCGGCTTCAAAGACTGTTTCAATTCTTCTCATCTTAATTGATTATGCTCAATCGCGCGCTGGTGAGTTAATAAGTGTAGTTTCAGAGTCTTTTCCGCATTTAAAACGGGGCGCTATTAGGGACTTTATGAGTATTATGGTTGAGCATGGATATTTTTTAGACGATAGGTGGAATAAAACAGATTGTGTTTATACTTTTGAAACGGGTTCTATTATAGAATTTTTCAGCGCCGACCAGCCGGGTAAGGTACGCGGTCCCAGGCGGGATGTGCTTTTTATCAATGAGGCGAACAATATTTCTTATGAAACTTATACCCAACTCGAAATTCGGACAAAGAAAGTAGTCTGGCTTGACTGGAACCCGGTGAGTGAGTTCTGGTGGTACACAGAGGTGGTAAATAAGCAAGACGTGGATTTTATTACTTTGACTTATCGGGATAATGAGGCATTAGACCCGCAGATTATTCAGGCTATTGAAGCTCGGCGGGATAATAAGCGTTGGTGGGTTGTGTATGGCGAAGGCCAGCTTGGGGAGGCGGAGGGCAAGATTTACCGGGATTGGCAGATTATAGATGAAGTGCCACATGAAGCTAGACTTGAAAGATACGGGTTGGACTTTGGTTACAGCAATGATCCAACTGCGTCAGATGCTATTTATCGATGGAACGGGGCGTACATCGTGGACCAGGTAATTCATCAAGTTGGGTTAAGTAACAAACAGATTGCTGACATTTATATCAATATGGCGAGAGCGTTGGTGGTCGCAGATAGTGCGGAACCGAAAAGTATTGATGAAATAAAGAGCTATGGAATTAACATCTTAGCTTCAACTAAGGGTAAGGGGAGTGTTTTGCAGGGGATACAATATGTTCAGGACCAACGGATTTACGTCACCAAGAGGAGTACAGAGACACTGAAAGAGTACCGGAACTACTTTTGGATAACGGACAAGGATGGAAAAAATGTGAATGAGCCTAGCCCGATTTGGAATCATCACATGGATGATGTTCGGTATGGTATTGTGAGTTGTGCTGGTCGGACGTTATGGAAACCCAATGACCCCGGTGGTGTTAAACCATTATTCGAAGGCCTACCGGGTTAGTTGCGTCTGCATACTTTGGTGGTTTAATGTATAAATATGGCAGACCAAAAAGTAATCATTGACCCAATGAGCTTGGAACTCCAGACACTTTTGCTTAACAAAGATGGTGGGTATAACTATCAACAGCGCCGGCATGATCCCTGGGAGGAAACGTACAGCTTTTACAGGGACAAAGTGGTTATCAATCGCTTGACCCAGCGTCAGTCGGTGCATCTTCCCATGATGAAGTTGGCTTGTCAGACAAACTTGGCCAGCATGGATGATATGCCGGTGAATTACTTTGAGAATTTGGACAACGACAAACAAGCAGAGTATTTTAAGAATGAGTATTGGAGAATTACTGGGGAAGACAATAACTTTGAGTTGCAGGACATTGTGGACAAAAAGCAGGAGTGGTTGTTTGGACGCACATTCGATCAGTGGCAAGTTGTAGACGGCAAAATTAAGATGACAGTAACTGATCCGCAGGACATTTTGGTGGATAGATATTGTGATCCATACAATCTTCACTCCTCGCGGTTTCTGATTCACTCACATATCTTCGTGCCGTTATCCTCGCTGGAGAAAAACCAGGACTATGACCAGAAGAAAGTGGCGGAACTGAAAGAATGGCACGCTACGAATCAGGGATTGATAAAGAATGTGGCTAATCAGAGGATGTTGACTGAAAAGAACCGCAAAATGTCTAATATGGGAGTACCGGATGTAGACAATCCTATACTTGGAGAAGTGATAGTCGAACTTAGTCTGCATTTTGTTTTCAGGAAAGAGGGGAACGAGGAAGAACAGATTTGGTTGTATGTTGAAGCGGATGACCAGAAGATTTTGATGAAAAAGAGGCTGGAAGAAGTGATTGGTACAACCAAGGATCATTTCTTCAGAAACCATTACCCATACGTTACTTGGGCTGGCGACGTGGAGAAACAGGACTTTTGGAGCGACGGCAAAGGGGATTCAGTTAGACCGTTGAATAAGGTGCTGGATTCGTGGTTCTCGCAGCTGGTTGAGAATCGGACGCTTAGAAACTTTGGGATGCACTATTACGATTCAACGATTGAGGGTTTTGTTCCGTCTACATTTAATCCCATTCCTTGGGGATGGTACGGGGTGCCGGGCAAACCAGACGAGGTAATGAAGAAAGTGGAGATTCCAGACTTGTCAGAGTCTTTGGACGAGATGAACTTTATCATGCAGATGATTGAAAAGAATACAGCAGCTACACCAACTCAACAGGGTGTCCAGACTCAAAACAGAATTACATTAGGAGAGGTAGAGTTAGCCCTCGGTCAGGCTCAAGAGAGGTCGAAAAGTGTCTCTAAGTTTTACACCCAAGCATGGTTGGATCGGGGAAATATGTTTATCAAGTTGATTGAAGCTGCCAGCAATAGATTGGATGTTGTAAAGTTTTATAAGAGCGGCAAAAATACGCAGGATTTGTATGCCCGTGAGATTGGTCCTAAAGATTGGATGACGGCGTCCGGGTATCGGTGCCGGGTTTGGAGTCAAGATGAAAGAAACAAGCAAAGTACAGACACTCTCCAGAAGTTAAATGCGGTAAAGGCGGTTATGCCGTTTAATAAAAAGTTGAATGAGGTGTATCAGAGGAAGTTGCTGGAGTTTGCTAATCTTACTCCAGAAGATACCAATGCTATAATGCAGGAAGAGAAACAAACTATGGAAGTGGGACAAAATATGCCAAGTGCTCAACCGACAGGTTCTTTAATGGCGCAGCCAGTTGTTAGTGGTCAACCTACACAAGCATGAGCATCATAGATGATTTATTATCGAAAGCCGGACTTAAATATGAAGAGTTAAAACCTATAGAGAAGGAAACGCTTAATACTTGGCTTCAAGCGTTTCAGCAGTCAGAATTGAATGTGGGAGTAATTAAACAGTATATCGCTACAATGCGGGACGCTGTGGAGCAGGAACTCACTAAAACAGGAAATACCAAGGATCAAGATATTTTGTTAAAAGCTAGACTAAGGAACTATATGTTACTTGAAGCGTTTTTATCTACGCCAGAGAAGGCTAAACAGCAAATGGAGAATGCGATAGCTGGACTGGCTAATTCATTGAGGTAAGGTGATTTCAATGCAACACGGAAAACGCATGGGCAATGGGAAGAAATTGACCAGTGCTAAAGCCAAGAAGATTTTGGCTGACGGCACGGTTCGTGGTCACAAATTGACTAAAAAACAAAGGAGATTCATGGGTGCGATTGCTGGCGGCCAAAAACCACGAAAGAGCAAAAGAGCTTGACACCTGATAATTCTTGTGGTTAATATCTAATTGTTGAACCTAACCCCGTAAGGGACTGGTTAGAATTATGCCTAAAGGACATACAAAACCAACTAAAGAAGAACTTGATGCGGATATTAAGAAGTCCCTTGAAGAAGCGGAAGCGTTGAAAGATCAGCCGGAACCAAAACTAGATGAGCCAGCACCTGAACCTGAACCTGTTGTGGAGCCAGGGCTTGTTGTAGAGCCAGCACCTGAACCTGAACCTGTTGTGGAGCCGGAGCCGGAAATAGATTACAAGAAAAGATTTGTGGAATCCACTAAAGAGGGGCAAATTCTTCATTCTAAGACGAAGAAGATGGCCGAGGCGATTGATAAGGCTGGTGAGATACCTGAATCTACTGATGAAGAAATGATTAAAGAATATCCAGATTGGGAAATCATGGACGAGGCGACCAAGAAGATCGCCAAAAGCAATACTCGCAACGAACGCAGATTTGCCATTATTGCTGAAGCGCACAAAGAATCTAAAGATATAGAAGTATGGCATGAAAAGGTGGATGCTTTTATATCTGATCCCCGGACTTTGATAGATAACTCGGAACTTGAGGGGCGTGAGACTGATTTCAGGGTGTTTGCCACTAAACCAACTCGTCGGGGGGCCGATCTTAAAGACATAGTATCTTCATTTTTGTGGGAATTGGGCAGAAGTGTTAAACCGGCCAGCAAAGGACAAATGTTTCCTACGGGGTCGGGGGGTCCGAACGACAGGCCTAAGCCAAAATCCGATAAATTGTCTATTGACGAGGCTCGTATGCTTCGTAAAAATGACTATCCTAAGTATGTAGAGCTTCTGAAGGCGGGGAAAATTGATCTAACTACCATTTGATCCATTTCTTATCTGATAGACTCGTTGTCTTGATATTCCGAGATGCTTGGCGATGAATTCATAAGACTTTCCTTGGGCCCGTATTTCCTCAATAATCTCTAATGTAGGGTGTGAGAAGCTAAGTGCTTGACCATGTGCTTCGGCATGACAGTTTTTACATAGCCGGCGTTTGTCGTGTATCACTAACAGTTCTTCAGACCCGCATTCATCACAAGATTTACTTGCCATTAGTAAAATACTTTACACTGTCAGCCTCGTTGAAGACAACTCAAGAAGTATTGACACCTGGTAATTTGGCAGATTATAGTTGCAGATAGATAACATCTTCCTAACCTCCCAGTGAGACTGGTAAAGAAAAATCTACAAACTTTACCATGTCAGCATACGCAACAAAAATAGCCGAAGGATTTTCCCAGAGATTGATGTTGGAGTTCTATGACCGGAATTTGGTGGATTCAATTGTAAACCGTGATTATGAGGGTGGAATTAACGCAGTGGGTTCTAAATTAAATATTCTTAATCTGGACAGACTTTCCGAGAAAACTTACACTGGCGCGAACTTGACTGCAGACTCTTTAACTGAAAACAATGCTACTCTAACGATTGACCAATATAAATCCTTCTATTGGAAAGAATTAACTCTGGACCGTTGGCTGTCCTACATCAAGAATCCCCATGCAACTGTCGTGTCTCAAAAAGCGGATGAGAGATCCAAAAATGTAGACTCCTTTGTGTTTGGCCTATATGGAGATGTGGGAGGCGGAAACTGGGTGGGAACTGATTACACAGATGGCACGGTTACGGTGGCCGTGACAACCGGAGTTGTGACCGGAAGTTCAACGGTCTTTACTTCCGCGATGGTTGGTCGCCCGTTCAAAGCAACCGGACACACAAGATGGTACAGAGTTAAGACTTTTACTTCCACAACCTCTATTACCATTGAAGATGACCTTGACGATGCGACTTCTGCCTACACTGGTGGAGCTATCGTTGCGGGTGCAACTTACACGATTCAGGCTGCGACTGTTCTGCAGATTACTACGGCCAATATTCTGAACAATGTTGCTAAATTAAAGCAAGCTCTGGATCTGGCTGAAAAGAATGGTTACTCCAGCGTCCCCGACTCTGACCGCTGGCTGATTGTTCCCCCAGAGTTTGAGACACTATTGGTGCAAGGAACCGGCATTGCTCTGCACGTGCCGGCAGTCTACGAAGGATTGGTGCAAAAGGGCATGATTACTGAATTGCAAGGATTTAAGGTATTCAAGTCTAACCGCTTGACCGGCGACAACACTGATGGTTACCGTGTCCTGGCTGGCCACAGCAATTGGATGACCTTTGCCGAGAAATTGCTTGAGGCAGACATTGAGGAAGACCTAATTGGAAACTTCGGTTCAGCATACAAAGACCTCTTTGTATACGGGGCTAAAGTGACAGACGCCCGCAGACATTTCGCTGCACAGGGCTTCTGGAAGTTCTAATCGTAGATTCCTAAAATTTATAGTCCGGTTTCTCTTAAAGCCTAGAGTTTTAAGCCTAGAGTTTAATGATCTCCAGGTTTTAACGAAAGGCTTTTTTCATTATTATGGCTATATTCAAAATCAAAACAGATTTGTCAAAGGCGGTTCAAAACGAGATTGACAGGGTTCTCGCGATTTCCAGTGCTAATCGAACTACGGCGGAGGCCAATTTCTTGGCGGCCTTACTTCCTTATCAGACTAATGCCATTCTCCGGTGGGATACTGACCAAATCTATGGCGCCCAGACTCCTAATGCCCAACTTTCTACAGATTTGATTGCAGAGGCCGAAGGTGACAGTCTGCCAACCGGAGACTCTGGATTCAAAAGGGGAGCGCTTTTTTACAAGCTGAACAAAGACGGGAACAGGATATTTGTCAATGTTGGTACGGGCACGTCTGCCGTTTGGGAACTGATAACCTCGGCTACAACGACTGATCTATCGAGTTCTCCATCAGCATCAGTATCACCAAGTGCAAGTCTCTCACCATCAGCCAGTCTCTCGCCGTCAGCGTCACAGTCGCCGTCAGCGTCCAGTTCGGCTTCAGCCTCTAAGTCTGCATCTGCCAGTCTTTCACCGTCAGCGTCGGCGTCGTCTTCTGTATCAGCTTCTCTTAGCCCATCTGCGTCTGCTTCAAAGTCACTATCGCCATCAGCGAGTGCTTCCGCGTCTAAATCCGCGTCAGCTTCGCCATCTCTTAGTCCGTCTGGGTCTGCCAGTGGTTCTGCCTCGGCTTCTCTTAGTCCGTCAGCATCAGCATCAGCGTCCGCATCGGCTTCTGCTTCTAAGTCTGCCAGTGCGTCAGCTTCTGCCTCTCTCTCGCCGTCTGCATCAGAATCAGCGTCGGCCAGCGCTTCGCTGTCACCATCTGCTAGTCAGTCACCATCGGCTAGTGCAAGTGCTTCTCTTAGTCCTTCAGCGTCTGGGTCTGCGTCAGGATCGGCGTCTGCTTCAAAGTCGTTGTCTCCGTCTGCGTCAGCCTCGGCTTCAGGATCGGCCAGTGGTTCAGCTTCAGCGTCTAAGTCTGCAAGTCCATCTGCGTCTATTTCACCATCGGCATCGCCGTCACCATCTTTGCCTTTCTAGTCTGAAGATATATGCAAGTAATAAACTACAACATCATCAAAACAGGAGAAATAGCCGGATCGCTTTCCATCGAACAGTTGCCGGACATTCCTTGTGTTATGGTTAAAATCAAAGCTAAGGCAGGCAACTCCGGCAAAGTGTATATTGGTGGGTCAAGCGTAACTGTTGTGGATGGGACAACCGATACTACTACTGGCTATCAATTGGCTGCCAGCGCAGACACCGACTGGTTATACGTCGGAAATTTGAATCAGCTTTATGCTATTTGCGACACCGGGGGGGATGGTTTAGTATACATCGCTCTTATGTCAAAAATAACTGCGGCTTAGTTGACACACACCTCTTTTCATGGATATAATGGAAGACAATGTTGTCAGTGATAATTCCGAGCCGGAATTGCCAGTTTTTGACCCGTACGATTCAGGATATTTTGGAAAAAGCAGTAGACGAGATCGAGGTAATCGTAAATATAGACGAGAATTTGCCAGATACGCGCGTAGAGGATTCAAGGGTCACATATCTTCATCCAGACGCTCCAATAGGTTTGAGGAAGGGTATTAATGCTTGTGTAGCAGTGGCTAAGGGTAAGTACATAATGAAAACAGATGACCACTGTTTGTTTGGTCCCAAGTTTGACAGGATCCTCATAGAGGCCCATTTAGACGACAAGTGGGTACAGATACCCCGTAGGTACTCTTTAGACGCAGAGAACTGGTGTATTAATTATTCAAGACCATACAGGGACTATATGTATATAGATTTTCCCCGGAAGGGAAAAGACCACGACGACGGTATGCATGGGGTGGAGTGGTATGGGAGACAACGAGAACGAATCGGTCCGGAGTACGACATGGATGATACAGCCTCAATGCAGGGGAGCTGTTATTTTATGGCTAAAAATCATTTTGATAACTTTTTGCATGGATTAGAAGAGTATCCAGTACCAGGAGAGGTGGGGTACGGCCAGTTTTCGCAAGAGTCACAAGAAATTGGATTCAAGACATGGTTGGGTGGAGGAGCGATGAAAGTCAACAAAAAGACCTTCTACGCTCATTTACACAAAGGTAAGACTTATGGACGGATGTACAGTATACCCAGCTGGAACGACTACACGGTCAAGGCTTCGGCTTGGAGTGCCGATTATTGGTTAAATAATAAGTGGAAGGACAGAGTACATGACTTTGAGTGGTTTGTTGATGAGAAGTTTCCAAGTATGCCGAGTTGGCCGTTAGATTGGAAGAGACAAGTAAAGGAGATGGGATGGATACTATGAAATGGCTAGTTTTTTGTTTAGCTGCTACTTATGGTGGTTTTGCATCATTATCTGGAAACGTGGCAGCAGTATTATACTCAATCTTTATTATGTTAATAGTTTTGTTAAGTAAATGAACGATCTTGATACTTTGGCCTTGAAATATAATGCGGATAAATGGGGTAAACATCATTACACCCCTGTTTATTACGACTTATTCAAAGACCGGAGGGAATCTGTAAAAAAAGTAGTCGAGTTGGGAATAGGAGAAGGAGCAAGCCTAAGAATGTGGAATGAATTTTTCCTTAATGCGATTATATATGGGGCAGACATTGATCCTGATAGATATGTTGCCGAACCCGGCGATCCTCGTATCCAGATAATAAAATGTGACCAAACTTCTGATGATAGTTTGATTGACCTGACAAACTTGACGGATTCAGATGTAGATTTGTTTATTGATGATGGTTCACACAAACCGGAGGATCAGATTTTTACTGCGTTAACTCTTTTACCTTTATTAAAAGAGGACGCAATTTACGTTATAGAAGATGTAGCAGATGTTTCTATTGATAAACCCATTCGTATCTTTGCACATAATTTAAATCGGCTCGTAGAGTTGAAAAGACTTGGTAAAAGACGTGACGATCAGTTAATAATTATTAAACCTATATGAGTATATTTTCGACAGCGGGAATGAAAGAGTTAGTAAAGCCAAAACCTATTAAGTGTCCAGTCTGTAAAAAACTGCTTGATTGGTATATTTATGACGATCAGAAACACTATACAACGAGTCACCATTTTGTTTGGGAGAATACCGAGGCATTATTGCACCATACCTTTTATTTAATTAAACCCAGATATGTCTAGAGTAAGTATCATTATTCCCGCAAGGAATGAGAACCCAGATAATCTTAATAGAACAATACAGAGTATTTTTGATAATGCTACTGGTGAATATGAGATTATAGTTGGGTTTGATGGTAATTATCCTTACGATCTTCCTATGAAAGTAGGAGTAGAGATAGAAGAAATTAGGTTCCCCGATGTGGTGGGTATCAAAACCAATATCAACGCCATGTGTGCTATGGCTACTGGTAAATATATCTATAAGTCAGATGCGCATTGTTCATTCAGTAAAGGTTTTGATGAGGTTTTACAGGCAGACATGAGAGAAGACTGGATTGTCACTCCAAGATTCTATGTACTTAATGGTGAGACCTGGAAATGGCAAGATGGGAGATTCTATGACTATTTTTATTTGTGTTGTCCGTTCACTGATCCCAAAGGCTTTAGATTTAAAGCTGGTGGCCATTGGCCAGAGAGAACCCAAGAGAGGTTATTAAGTCACCTAGATATAGACGAAACTCCGCAGATACATGGATCGGGTTGGTTTATCAGCAAAGACAGATACTTTGAGTTGGGCGGATTCCCAAACATCGATCCCTATGGTCATGCTCAAGAACCTATTTGGTTGGGACTAAAGAACTGGTTGGCCGGAGGAAAAGTCATGGTAAACAAGAAATGCTGGTATGCGCATCTGCATCAGCAGGGTAATGAGAGGGGATATAACATGGATCACGCACAAGAAGTTAAGAGTTACGACATTGCAGCGAAGTATTGGGTTGGTGACAAATGGCACGAAAGGAAATATGACTTTAGTTGGTTTGTAGAGAAATTTGGTCCAATGCCAACATGGCCAGATAACTGGATAGAACTCTATTCAAAATGGCTAGTTGACAACCGATAATTTGTGTGTGTAAAGTTATGGGTGAAATATGGATGACTTTAAAACATTGGATTTTTACGAAGCACTGAAGGCTGTAGCCGAAGGTAGGAGAATTACCAAACTTGAGTGGAATGACAAGCGAAGTTATGGGTTTATGAGAGCTGGTTTACTAGAACTCCATAAGGCTGGGGAAACAGATGACAAATTTCATGCCTGGATTCTGAACGATGGCGACCTTGGAGGACTCGACTGGATAGTTTTAGAGGATAAACCTAAGGTCGTCACCCAGGTTGTAAACTAACATGAAAGTAGGGATAATCGGTTTGGGTTGGGTAGGAAACTCAATGTCTAAATTGTTTCCGGATAATTATGTATATGATCCTGCCATTGGATTTGATGACAAAAAAAGAGTCAATCAAGCCCCAGTTGCTTTTATTTGTGTACCCACGTCAAACATCAAAGAGGGAAAACTAGATACATCTATAGTCGAAGAAACAATTAAGTGGTGTAAGTGTAAATTGTTAGTAGTCAGATCAACAGTAAACCCGGGCGATTGCGATAGGTGGGTTAAAAAGTATAAAAAGAAAATTGTATTCCAGCCGGAGTATCTTGGGGAGACACCATCTCATCCCATGCTTAATCCAAAGACTCGGCAATTCTTAATCCTTGGGGGAGACAAGAAAGACACCAGAGAACTCATCAACCTGTATGCAACCGTCTACAATGCCAACATAACGATCCGGCAGACCACTTTGTTAGAAGCAGAAATAATCAAGTTGAGCGAGAACCGGGCGATTTCCTTCAAAGTAGCCCAATGCCAAGAGCTTTACGATGTCTGCGAGAGAGCTGGTGTAGATTACTACACGATCCGTGACGCAGTATACGGTGACGATTCCCGCTTCAATCTGTGGTGGACGTTTGTATATCCGAATAAGCGTGGTTTTAATTCCAAGTGTGTTCCCAAAGACGTCTATGCGTGGTGTGCGTGGGCGGAATCTGTGGGATATAAACCGGATATAACCAGAGCATTACTTAAAAGAAATAAAATATGGCTCAAAGAATGAACGTAAGTGGAAATTATGGTACTCATTTGCCGGCATTGATTAAAGCTATGGAAAAAACTACGGGCGATGTGCTTGAGTTGGGCCTGGGCGTATTTAGCACCCCCTTTCTACATTACCAGTGTATTCTTCAAAACAGAAAGCTAGTATCCTATGAAAACTACAAAGAGTGGATAGATTTTTTTTTGAAATATAATTATTTGTGCGAGAACCACGAGATAAAATTTGTCGAAAAATATGAAGATGCGGATATAGATAAGCCTTGGAGTGTAGCGTTGATAGACCAGACTCCCGACTCAAGTCGGATAGAGACAGTCAGAAGACTCGCAAACTTGGCCAAGTACATAATTATTCACGATTCAAATGGCAGAAAAGAAAATGTGTATCACTATTCGGAGATTTACCCTTTGTTTAAGTACCGGACAATTTGGGATAAAGACAGTAATCACGCTACTGTATTATCAAATTTTGTTAATTTGGATGATTTTTGGAAATGAAGATCGTAATTCGCATTTACAACAAGAAAAACAAGCTGGTGGCTAGAAGGATGGGTGGTCGGGATAATTGGCCGAAACTATATGGGAAGCTAGCCTCGGCAGTCGGCCACAAGTGGGTTATAAGGGTTGATTATGGTTACGCTGAGAATGTTTTTGGTGAAAGAGTGATGTTTAAGAATGAAGGAGTCTATTACAATGTTTTAGAGGCAAGACGGGCTCTTGCGGTGTTTATAGAGAAATAGCATGGATACTTTTGACTACATTATCAATAAATACAATATCAAGGTCAAAAATCAATACATCATTGAAATTCCCGATATGGGCCGGGATGACCTGGCTAAATTGTTTGCGGAGTTAGATTTTAAGGTTGGTGCAGAAATTGGCGTTTGGAGAGGAGAATACTCTGAAACTTTGTGTAAGGCCAACCCCAATCTTCATTTGTACAGCGTCGATTCCTGGCAGTTATCCTCTTACGAGAAACTGGAACAGGAAATTGCTCTAAATGCGCCCCAATCTTATTTTGATACTAAATACAGGGAAGCGGTACAAAGACTGAAACCGTATAACTGCACTATCGTCAAAAAAGATTCTATGCCGGCGTTGGCTGATTTTGCCGATAACTCACTTGATTTTGTGTATATTGATGCCAATCATGATTTTGTAAATTTTACCAATGATTTGCATTATTGGCTAAAGAAAGTCAGGCCCGGCGGAATTATGTCTGGACATGATTATGTTTACTACTCTTACAAGAAGTTTAATCACGTCAAGCGGGCGTTAATTCCCTATGCTCGGTGTTACCGCATGATCCCGTTATTTATTGTGGGGGCAGGAACTTACGACGAGGGGTTCACTAGAGACAAATATAGGAGCTTTTTCTGGGTTAAAGACAAATAATATGAGAAATAAAATGGGTGGATTTTTATCGGGAGTAAATCACTGGAATTGGAGAGGGGGAATAACTCCAGAAATCAAAAAGATTAAAAACTCTATTGAATTTAAGATGTGGCGTAAATCTATCTTTGAAAGAGATGGTTATGTTTGTATCTGGTGTGGCTCAAAAGATAGGTTAATTGCTGACCATATAAAACCATTTGCCTATTATCCTGAATTGAGATTTGCGATAGATAATGGAAGGACGCTTTGTGATGGGTGTCACCGAACTACAGAAACTTATGGTAGTCATCCTGTATTAAAAGAATCAGTTGAAACCTTGGTCGCATACAACCATAGCAAAAAAGGTAAACCACTCCCAGCACAACACCGACATAATATAAGCAGGGCTAAGAAGGGTAAAAAATTTACTCCCGAACACATAAAACATTTAAGTGAGTCTCATAAAAGAAAAGATCACTAATAATTATGGAAAACGAAACAGTCTTAAACTATCTTCAGAGAATGTATCATGGCAACCTGCCGTTTGCTGGCAACGGTCAGGTGGTTTTGAGACATTTTGGCAGAAAGCACGGAATCTTGAAGATGTTTAACGACTTGGACTTTAAGGTAGGGGTAGAAGTGGGAACGGAGCGGGGAATCTACGCGCACAGGATTTGCGAGAAATGTCCAAACCTGAAACTTTATTGTGTCGATCCCTGGTTGGCATATTCAGAAGCCGGACTTGTTTATACCCAGGAAGATTTTGACTCAAGGTATGAAGAGGCAAGAGCTAGGTTAAAAGATTTTAACTGCGAGATAATCAAGGAAAAGAGCATGGATGCTCTAAGTAAATTTGAGGATGACTCCCTTGATTTTGCTTTCATAGACGGCGACCATCACTACGAACACGTTTTGGAAGACATAAGGGGGTGGTACAAAAAAGTCAAACCAGGGAGAGTCCTCTACGGACACGACTTTGTTGAAAGAGACGATTTTGGAGTAGTTAAAGCCGTAAGAGGGTTTGTTAAAGAAAACAACATTCCCCCCTTGTTTATTTGTCACGTCCCATTTAAAAGTAACGGGGTGGGATTTGTAGATTGTTGGATGCTACTTAAAGGGGGTACGCATGCCGATATGCGGTAGGGGAGATATTGCCACGGCCCTTGTAGACCACCCAGGACGGCTTTTCTTTGCCAGTGGTGTGTCAAATTCTCTTGAGACTAGAGAATCAGAGTATCAGAGGGAAAAAGACTTACTAATGGCCCAGACCAGGGAACTGCAGTTGGTGTACTTCAGTTCGTTGGCGATCTTCTACTCGGAGACGCGATATACACGTCACAAAATGGAGATGGAGTCTTTAGTTAAGGAATTTCCTTGTTACGCACTTATAAGGTTGGGAAATATTACCTGGGGGACTAACCCTAACACTCTTATCAACGCTCTTCGAGCCAGGGTAACTAAAGGAGAGCCGATTGAAATTAGGGATACTACCCGGTACGTCATTGATAAGCCGGAGTTTCAACATTGGATGAATTTGATTCCCAAGTGGAACGTGGAAATGAATATTACCGGCCAGCCAATGAAAGTTAGTGACATTGTTAGAGAGTACGTCTTGTGATTAACATTATTGCGCAGCCCCCCTACGTGTTAAGGCATTTGCAGCGTGTTTCAACGATCATTCGTGGTGAACAGATAGCTGCTTATATGGGAAACGCCAGATTAAATCCCCCCGACGGATCTAAGGATGACGTTTATGTTTACGTGAAACCCAACGTAAAAGATACGCAGGACTTTGTGTTTGAAGGTAAGCCCTACCTTGACATTCTTGACGGGTTTAATCTTAGACACTTACTCAACAAGCATCCCGAAGTACCCGTGATCGTGTTTTCAGAGTTAGACGTTGAAACAATGTCCCGATATGTAAAAAACAAGATTGTCTTGATTCCCCATCACCACGTTAACTTTGAGAGAGGGAAGAGAGAAAGAAGCAAGGTTAAAAAGGTGGGGGTTATCGGATCGCTGGATGCTTTTAAGTGGATCCCCGATGAAATACGCCAGGGAATTGCGGGTAGAGGTATGCAACTAGTAGAACACTCCACGTTTTACCCAAGGATGTCAGTTACCAGCTTTTACAAACAGATGGACGTAATGTTGGTTTGGAGGCCGTATAACCGCGACGTCCCCGGTTTATACAATCCTTTCAAGATAGTGAACGCCTCGGCTTTCGGAATACCGACGATAGCTCTCGATGAACCCGCCTTTAAAGAGATGGGGGGTTGTTATATTCCAGTTAAGACTCCTGAAGAATTTTTGACCCAGCTGGACGCGATCAGGACTTCTTCTTCTTTATACGCCGACATGTCAGGAGTATGTTTACAAAAGGCGGAGAAATACCATATTAGTAGAATAGCAGAGCTGTATCAAAAACTATGAAGGCATACATAAAATATAACAAGCCACTACCGCTAGTAGATTACCTCTTGCCACTGGTTGGAGATAAAAAAGAAGTCAAAATCGCGGACATCGGTTCCGGCCCATGGTCTGTTATCGGATCGTATTCACCCGGAATAAAGGTCGAGATTTATCATTCTGATATTCAAGACTTTGGCTCCTTTTGGGAACAACGCCAGATGAAACCAGTCATCTCGGTGGAACGCCAGGATATGGAAAAACTGACATATCCGGATAACTTTTTCGATATCGTCCATTCCAACAACGCGTTAGATCATACTAAAAACGCTAAAGAGGCGGTTAAAGAAATGATCCGCATATGCAGAGCCGATGGTTGGGTTTATGTCCACTGCTGGCTTAATCAGCTTTCAACGGGATACCGACATTGCTGGAACGCCAAAGAAGATGGTACTTTTACGAACAACAAAGACACGTTTGACCTAAAAGAACTTGGCTTTCAGATTCAATTTATAGACCGAGGTGGTGAGAGTAGGTATAACGAAATAATTGCGACTTTAAAAAAGAAGGTATGATCGGACTTTCTGTACTTATTCCGGCTCGTGGAGAAGAATTTTTGGGTCGCACTATTCAAGACCTCTTAGAAAACATCCAAGGCGATACGGAGATAATAGCCGTTTTGGATGGTTACTTGCCCGACCCCCCCCTCCCGACCAGCGACAAGGTAATGGTCATATATAACCCCGTATCGGTTGGTCAAAGAGCAGCAGCAAATCAGGCTGCTAAACTAGCTAAGGGTAAGTACGTAATGAAAGTAGATGCTCACTGCGCTTTCGACAAAGGACTTGATGTCAAAATGATAGAGGCTTTCGGGGAAACAGGTGACAACGTAACAATAATACCTGTCATGCGCAACCTTCACGCTTTTGACTGGGTGTGCGCGGAAGGTCATAGACGCTACCAAGGCCTCTCCGGCCCCTGTGAGACTTGTGGTAAACCCACGGTTAAGGATGTGGTCTGGATACCCAAAACAAGTCCAGCTACTCATTCCTTCAGATTCGATAAGACTATGCATTTTCAGTATTATTCCGAATACTCTAAAAGGCCAGAAGTTCAGAAGGGAATAGAGATAAACGGGGTCTATAACAAAGACCTGCGGGAAACTATGAGTATACAGGGGTCTTGTTTCATGCTTACTAAAGAAAAGTGGTTTGAGTTGGACATTTGCAGTGAGCACTTCCACTCCTGGGGGCAACAGGGAGTCGAAGTTGCCTGTAAAACGTGGTTATCGGGTGGGAGAGTAATTGTTAATATGAAGACTTGGTACGCCCACATGTTCAGAACCAAGGGTGGAGACTTCGGCTTTCCCTATTCCAACCCCCAAGACAAGGTAAACGAAAATAGAGAATTATCCAGAGAGCTGTTCCAGAGAGACAAGTGGCCCCTAGCGACCCGCAAGTTTCAGTGGATACTCGACAAATTCAATCCTCCAGATTGGGGAGTCAGCCGGGGGATAATCTTTTATACTGATAATCAGCTGGATGAAAAAATAGCAAAGCCCGTGAGAGATAATCTTCTAAAAATAAGCCAGGATAAAAAGGTAAACATCGTCAGCTCTTCTTTGAAGAAGATGGACTTTGGGGTGAAGAACGTACGCTTCCCCTCCCTTAAAAGGGGATTTTTGACCATGACCAAGCAAATTATAGGAGCTTTGGAGAACAGTAGGGATGATTATGTATTTTTTTGTGAACACGATGTCTTATATCATCCTTCCCATTTCGACTTTATTCCACCCGATAAGCAGACTTTCTATTACAACCAGGCCGTCTGGCTACTTCGTCTCTCGGACGGCCATGCGCTTCACTACGACGTGAATCAGCTGTCTGGGCTGTGTGTATACCGTGAGACAGCTCTGGCTCACTACCGGGAGCGCTACGAGTATATAGAGAAGAATGGCTGGAGTAATGAAATAGGACACGAACCCATGACTCACGGAAGAATAAAGTGGCACAATCAATTTAAATACGATACCTGGAAGTCGGAGTTTCCGAATGTGGATATAAAACACGGAGCAAACGCTACTGGACAAAGGTGGCGCAAGGATCAATATCGTAATCAAAATCTTTTAATAAATTGGCAAGAAACCGACAACTGGCAGATCCCCGGATGGGAGAAGTCTTCTTTAGTTGTCTTGGGATAAAGCTTGGGCGTAAGGTGTAAATATGAACACCCACTCTCTCGATTTAGAGCTAAGCAGTTCCCAGTATGCTTCACGGGCGGACACGGCTTCTCTTTCCCAAACTGGGGACATCTCAATTGAAGCCTGGATTAAATTAGAGCAACTCCCGAGTACCGCTGGATCACGCTTCACAATCGCCGCTAAGTTTCAGGACACCCCATCCGAAAAGCGTTCGTATCGCTTTGCAATCAGCTCCACAGACAAGCTAGAAATTACCTGGTCGGCGGACGGGACTGCCAACAATTTTGCCGCCTGGGTGGCAGATGCGGCCCTGTCGGGGGCTGGGGTGTGGATTCACGTAGCAGTAACAGTAGATGTGTCCACGGAAACGGCAGTAATATATGTCAACGGCAGCTCGGTGGCGGTAACGAAAACCTCAGATGTTGGCGCTGCCACATCCATACATGATAATGACGCCATATTTTCAATTGGTAATACTCCAGAGACGACCACGGCCGCCTTTTTTGACGGCCTTCTTGACGAGATAAGGCTGTGGAGCGATATAAGGACAGGAACAGAAATAACCAACAACTACCAGGCCGAGCTAATAGGTAATGAAGCGGGACTAGTGGGTTACTGGAAATTAAACAATGATTACAATGACGAAACGGCAAATAATAACGATCTCTCCCCCAATAACAGTCCTGTTTTTTCAACTGATGTACCCACTGGTTTTGAAAGTCCGTCCCTCTCACCGTCCCAATCCCCATCTCAATCTCCTTCTGTTTCCGGTTCGGCTAGCGCAAGCGCCAGCTCTAGTGCCAGTGCTTCTAAATCCCTCAGTCCCAGCTCTTCAGCCAGTGCTTCAGGATCAGCTTCGGGATCGGCATCGGCCAGCGCTTCGGAATCTAAATCCTTAAGCCCCTCGTCCAGTGCCAGTGCTTCAGGATCAGCTTCGGAATCCGCCAGCGCTAGTGCTTCTCCTTCTCCTGCCGAATATACAAATAAGTACTCAACGACAGGAAATACCTATACCGATAAATACTCAAGTACGCTTTAAAGTATGGCAGACTTTTTAATTACGCCATTGTGAGCGTTTAACGCTATCTTCGGATAAGTGTATAATAAATTATGGCCTCAAGGTTTTTTAGTAAGCGACTTTTCAACAGACCAACTATAGGTATCCAAATAACACAAGAAGGGGGTGGTTACCATCGCTAGTACAGATACACTTTTTGTAGCAACGGCAAATTCAAACGAACCGCCCGCAAGTGCGTTTATGACTTTAGATACTAGGAATGCTCATCTGGTTTTAGACGCAGATGATACTACAGACGAAGAATGTGTCTTCAGCGGGGTTATGCCACAGAATTTTACTGCTAGTGGAGGATTAACTATTAAAATCCATTTTATGGCTACGACTGCCACTTCTGGTAATGCAGTTTTGCAGGCCGCAATAGAAACTGAAGCGTCACTTGATAGGGACGCAGACAGCTTCGCGGCATTTCAAAGTTCGGGAGCAGTTGCGGTAAATGGTACCAGTGGTATTGAATCTATCGCTACAGTTACAATGACAAACGCACAGGCTGATTCTGTTGCCGCTGGAGACGCATTTAGAATAAAAATAAGACGTGATGCTGATGATACTTCCGCAACCGATTCTGTAACGGGAGATTTAGAAATAGTTGAAGTTGAAATTCGTGAAACTTGATATAAAAGGGGAAAACAAAAAGTGAAGACAATAGAATTGCTCAACCCTGGTTGGGTAAAGAAAGAGATCAGGAGACAAGAGACAAGATATCAAAGGCAAAACGGGGCAAAAGGTCGGCTAGTTGGAAAGGGGGAACAAGAAGGTATCGTAAAATGGAAATGGGCAGATATCAATATATTGAGTGGCGGAGTTTTGTTTTTGAAAGGGATAAATACACCTGTCAAGATTGTGGAGAGAAGGGTGGTTATTTACATGCACATCACATAAAGTCATGGGCAAGATATCCAAAATTAAGGTATGAATTAAATAACGGAATAACTTATTGTAAAGAATGTCATGCAAATCACGATAAACATTACGCACATTTTTATAAATATATAAACTAAAGCAATGTTAAAAAAAATACTTTCCATCTTCTTTGAGCCTCCGACTATCCTATTTTTAAGATGGATTTATAAGGAGTAAATAATGGCAAGAACATTTGATAATAATGCGGCAAATTACCTTGAGGTGGCAACTGTCCCCGCAACGGGTACTCCTGTTTCAATGGCGTGTTGGTTTAATACTGCCACAGTAAACGCTAATGACACCATGATTTCACTTGCAGATAGTGGAACGACAAATAATTGGTTAATTATGAACATGAGGGGAGGGGTTGCCGGAGATCCCATTGCGGTTTGGATAAACGCAGCAGGAAGCCAACAAATAACAGTAACCACATCAGGTGTAACAGCGGGGCAATGGCATCACGGTCTTGCCGTATTTGCATCTTCTACCAGCAGGACTATCTATCTTGATGGTGGGTCAAGTGCAACAGGAACAACTAACCTCACCGCAACTGGATTAGACAGGCTTAGTGTTGGTCGAGTAGGAGATTCTACACCATCATCAGAATTTAACGGACAGATAGCAGAGGTTGCACTTTGGGATGTTGCGTTAACGGCTGCTGATGCTTTGATGCTATCTAAAGGTTATTCTCCTTTGTTTGTTAAACCCGGAAACTTAATCGCTTATTATCCAATAATAGGTAATAACTCCCCCGAAACAGACTTGATAGCGGGTGCAAATTTAACAGTCAACGGTACTGTAGCAAAGGCTGTCCATCCCCGCATCATCTATCCTTCTCCTGCCCAGATAAGGAGGTTTACAACAGCATCTGCCGCTTCCGCTTCTTTATCACCAAGTGCCAGTGAAAGTAAGTCAGCTTCTGCATCTGAATCCAAGTCACTTTCACCATCAGCTAGTGAGTCGAAATCAGCCAGCGCTTCTGAATCCGCTAGCGAGTCACCATCAGAATCAAAGTCTTTAAGTCCTAGCACATCCGCCTCTGCCTCCGCTAGTCCGAGTGAATCAAAATCTTTGTCTCCTTCGGCCAGTGAATCAAAAAGTGAGTCCAAATCCGCGAGTGCTTCCTTGTCGCCTTCAACCAGTGAGAGTAAATCGGAGTCAGCTTCTAGTAGTGCTTCGGAATCTAAATCTCTCAGTCCGTCTGCCTCCGCTTCTGCTAGTGAGTCTAAGTCA